ATTCATCAAGTTTTCGGAAAAGAAAGCTGTGTCCCGCGTTCTACTCTCTCGGTTTGTCAAGCGAATTGCCGCTTGACAACCACCTCTTCCTAGACTATAATATACACATAATCCAAAACACACACAAGGAAAGTTCTAATGGCTAAGTCCGTTGATAAGAGTGCCTTTTTCGCCGCTGTCAAGGCCGAGTATGGTGATATCAAGACCATCACTCGCCAGCAGTTGGTTCATCTTTATGATAACTGCGATGTTTCCTATCCGACGTGGCTTGTCAAAGACGAATCGCGCCGCATTGGTCGCGGTGTCTATACTCTTGACGACTCTGGCGTTACGGCTCAGACTGTGGCTAAGTCTGCTAAGGTTGTGAAGCGGGCTAAAAATGTCATCGCTGCTTCCGAGATTGCTTCGGAAGTTCCCGTTGCGCCGAATACAGCGATTGCTGTTGCTAATCAGGAAGACTTGAATATGGCTGCTCTTCACACTTCCGAAGCTATTACTCTGGTACCGTCCAAAGCTAAGGGCTATGTCCCGTTCGGTCACTTTTCCGATGTTCGCATGATCATCAAGTCTGGTAAGTTCTATCCGACTTATGTGACTGGTCTGTCTGGCAACGGTAAGACCATGATGATTGAACAGATTTGCGCCCAGGAAGGTCGTGAACTTGTTCGTGCTAACATCACCAAAGAAACGGACGAGGATGATCTGATCGGTGGTTTCCGTCTTATTGACGGCAAGACTGTCTGGCAGAACGGCCCTGTTATCGTGGCTATGGAACGCGGTGCGATTCTGCTTCTGGACGAGGTTGATCTTGGTGACGCCAAGCTTATGTGTCTCCAGCCTGTCCTCGAGGGCAAGCCGATTTACCTTAAGAAGATCAATCGTGTTATCACGCCTGCGGCTGGCTTTAACATCCTTGCTACCGCTAACACCAAGGGTAAGGGTTCGGACGATGGCCGCTTCATCGGTACCAATGTCATGAATGAAGCTTTCCTTGAGCGGTTCAGCATCACCTTTGAGCAGGAATACCCGCCGCTCAAGACCGAAGCCAAGATCCTTAACAATGTGCTTCAGGCCTCTGGCATTGAAGACAAGGACTTTGCTGACAAGCTAGTCAACTGGGCTGACATGATCCGTAAAGCTTTCTATGATGGTGCTGTGTCCGACATTATCTCGACCCGTCGACTCGTCCACATCTGCGAAGCGTTCGCAATCTTCGGTCGTGACCGTGAAAAGGCTATCAAGCTTTGTCTGAACCGCTTTGATGTTGATACCAAGAACGGCTTCATGGATCTCTACCTGAAGCTGGACGAGACTGTCAATCCTCAGCCGGTTAAGACCGAAGAAGCTGCGGTTTCCGATGCTGAGATTGCTTTTTAGTTAACAAGAATGCGGTCGGAGAATTGAGCCCTCTCCGACCGTCCAATTGTATCGGCTCATAACTTTTAATATGGAGTATTTGAATGTCTCATCTTTCCCGAGTTGCCAAGGTTCTTCGTCGTAATACAAAGGGCGCTGGCATTACAGCAGGTCGTTTGGCCCAGCTTTCTGGTTTGTCAAAGAACGCTGTTTATAAGCGTGTGTATGATCTACGCACTCTTGAGGGCAAGACCATTTACAGCAACTACCGCACTGTGAATGGCAAGCGCAAGATGTTTTATCGTTTTGCTGCCTAATTTTTATTGACACCCTCAAAAAGGGATGCTATATAGTTCTGTAGCGTCCCTTTTTTTATCATGGAGTATACAATGCAACTACAAATAAAAGTAGAAGATTTGAGAAAGACAAAGCTATTCGTGGCTACGCCAATGTATGGCGGACAAAATGTTGGTATGTATATGAAAGCTTGCCTTGATCTTCAAGGCATTTGTATGCAGTATGGCATTGAAATTCGATTCTCTTTTCTATTCAATGAATCTCTAATCACTCGCGCACGAAACTATCTTGTTGACGAGTTCTTGCGCTCAGGTTATACACATTTACTCTTCATCGATTCTGATATTCATTTTGATCCTAACGATGTTCTTGCGCTTATTGCTTTGAACAAAGATGTTATCGGTGCACCTTATCCAAAGAAGTCCATTAATTGGAAAAACATTGCAACAGCAATGGCAAAGAATCCAACAATCACACCAGGTGAATTGGATGCATTGACTGGCGATTATGTGTTCAATCCAATTCCAGGAACAAAGCAGTTCAAGGTAACTGAGCCTCTTGAAGTCATGGAAATCGGAACAGGCTATATGCTCATCAAGCGTGAAGTGTTTGAGAAGTTCGCTCAGGCTTATCCTAAGCAGAACTATAAGCCTGATCATGTCGGACAGGCTAATTTTGATGGTTCGCGTTACATTCATGCGTACTTTGATACAGTCATTGATAATGGATATACATTTGATGATGTCCATGCGCTTATGGAAAAAGCAGCAAAGGGTGATGCTGTTCAAGAGGAATTCACAAAGCTTCTTGAGATTGAAAAGAATGCATCCCATCGCTATCTTTCCGAAGACTACATGTTCTGTCAGTATTGGAGAAAGATTGGCGGTTCAATCTGGTTGTGTCCGTGGATGAAGACTCAACATGTCGGCACATATGCTTTCACTGGTAACATGCAGAAGATCGCAGAACATACAGGAAATCTATAATGATCATAGGTGTTGTTGGATTTATCGGTTCAGGCAAGGGAACTGTCGCTGACATTCTTGTCCAGAAACATAACTTCACAAAACTGTCATTTGCAGACTCGCTAAAGGACGCTACAGCGGCCATCTTTGGATGGCCGCGAAATCTTCTAGAGGGTGAGACTGATGAAAGCCGTGCATGGCGTGAAGAAAAGGATGAATGGTGGTCTGAAAAGACTGGCAAGCATATCACTCCACGAAACATGCTTCAGATGATGGGTACAGAAGTCGGGCGTGATATGCTTGATCCAAACATTTGGATATATTCACTTGAACGGAAGATGAATCTTTATCCAAATGTAGTCATTGCTGATGTTCGCTTTCCAAATGAAATCAAGTTCATCCAAGACAAGGGTGGATTTGTCATTCGTGTAAAGCGTGGTCCTGATCCTGAGTGGTATGATATTGCTAAGGCAGCAAATGATCCTATGTTCCTTCATGCGCCAGAAGCACATGATGAACTTATCAAGACTGTTCACTATTCAGAATGGGCATGGATTGGACAGAACTTTGACTATCAACTGGACAATGTTGGTCCACTTTCTATGCTGGACGGTGATGTTGCTCACATGCTGAAAGTTTTTTCGGGTCCAATAGGACCTCTAAATCACTTTTACGGTAAAACACACACCGAGGAAACAAGGGAAAAGATACGCACCAACATGCGAAAAAATAACTTGTAAGGCCCGCAAAAGCCTGCTACAATAGCTGCCTAAACTATATTATGAGGTAAACAAATGAAGTTGAGTGAAAACACCCTGAGTGTTCTTAAGAACTTTTCCGCAATCAATTCTGGACTTGTTCTTCAGAAGGGAAAAACCCAGAAGACTATTTCCCCTGAGAAGTCCATTCTTGTTGAGGTAGAAATTGATGATTCTCTGCCTGAACAGTTTGGCATCTATGATCTAAATCAGTTCCTTGGTAATATCAGCACATTGAATAGCCCAGAACTCACATTCTCGGATAGTGCTGTCATCATGAATGATGGCGAGATTAGCTTTAACTATTACTCATGTTCTACCAATCTGATCGTATCACCGCCTGACAAGGAACTCAAGCTGAAGCAGACGGATGTTAGCTTTACTCTGACAAATGCTGTTATGACAAAGCTTCTTCGCCTTGCGTCTATGAACAATCTTACTCATTTGTCCGTTGTTGGTCAGAACGGCGAGATTCGTTTGCAGACACATGAAAAGGCTAACGACACTTCCAATCATGCGTCATTCAAGCTTAACGATTACAACGGTGAAGACTTCATCGCATCGTTCAAGGTTGATAACATCAAGTTGATCCCAGGAGACTATGATGTTGAAATTCAGCTTGGTGCATTTGCTAAGTTCACTGCATCGGCTGGCGCATTCAAGGACAAGATCAAGTATTTCATCGCACTGGAGAGCAAGTAATGGCTGGTATTGGGCACAATCAAAACTTCGTTAGCATTAACTCCCTTTCTGATTCTCAGAAGAAAGAACTCAAGGAAGCTATTGTTCAGTTGAATGATAGTCTCACGCGCGTAGCTTCTGAACGAGACTATCAGAAGGACTCTATCAATACAATCTCTGACAAGACTGGTGTTGATAAGAAGATCATTCGTCGTATGGCTAAGGTTTACTTCCGTGCAAACTACGCTCAGGAACAGGAAGAGAATCGTCAGTTTGAAGACTTCTACGATGGTGTCATGAAGTGACAAAGAAGGACAAGCAAGACATTATTCAACGCATGGAAGAACTCATGAAGCCTATTGACAGGCAGATCATGATGTGCGATAATGTTCAAGACATACTAATGTTAGCTTCCAACATGCTGGTTACCGCCAAGAGTATCTATGTTCAGAACCTTGGCGGTGCTGGCACCAAAGAACTCCTTCAAAGAATGGTAGACGAAATTGATGACCGAATCTTTCCTATGGGTGGAAAAGTACCGCCCCTCAACGATCAATGATTGTATTCTTCCTGATCGGTTGAAGAAGCCGTTTCAAGAGTATGTAAACAACAAAGAGATTCCAAATCTCATGCTGACTGGTACAGCAGGTGTCGGTAAGACAACTGTTGCACGGGCCATGTGTGATGAGATTGGTATCAACCACTTGTATATCAATGCTTCTGAAAATCGTGGCATTGATGTTCTGAGAACTACCATTCGTAACTATGCTTCAACAGTGTCCCTAACTGGTGGTAAGAAAGTTATCATTCTAGACGAAGCAGACTATATGACTCCAGATGCACAAGCAGCAATGCGTGGTGCAATTGAAGAGTTTGCTGCGAATTGTACTTTCATCTTCACTTGTAACTTCAAATCCAAGCTGATTGATGCTATTCATTCACGTTGTTCTGTCATTGACTTCGCTCTTCGGAATGATGAGAAAGCAAAGATGGCTTCACAGTTGATGAAGCGCATGGAATACATTCTCACACAAGAGAATGTAACATACGATAAAGCGGTTCTAGCTAAGATCATTGAAAAGTATTTTCCTGACTATCGTCGCACTCTTAATGAGTTGCAGCGTTATAGTTCTTCTGGTTCTCTTGATGCAGGCATTGTTGCTCAACTGTCCGATGTAAGAAAGATTGGTGATCTAGTCAAGCATCTGAAGGATAAGAATTTCAGCGAAATGCGGAAATGGTGTGTAGCTAATTCTGACATTGAGCCTGCAAGAATTTATCGTAAGATTTACGACGGCCTGTATGAGTATATGAAGCCACACAGCATTCCTCAAGCTGTAGTGACTATCGGAAAGTATCAGTATCAGTCTGCATTTGTTGCGGATCAAGAAATCAATCTTGTTGCTTGTTTGACAGAACTCATGGTAGAATGTGAGTATACCTAATGCATTTGGATCTTATTAAACTGAATTGTGAAAATCTTGGTTGGAACAAGATGAGTGATCTTGTGAAAATCAAGAATGTTCCGTTCGGTGTGTATTCTCTCACTAGTCCGCTTACACATAAGCCGAATGATAATCTATTTCCTCATGAGTATGAGAATACACTATACTTCGGTATGGCAGGTAAGTCATATAATACATCTGAGTTCTATCACGACAAAAAGAGAAGTGATGGTAAACAGTTTTGGATGTGTAGTAAACTCTATAAGAGAATAAATGAGCATCGTAAAAACTTGATAAGAACAAATATTTCCAAAACGTATGATACATCATACAACATCTTTTACGAAAATTATGGAAGCGGTCATGATCTTATGGAAAACGTTTACTTCAATGTTTTGATTCCCAAAGTAAAGATAAGTGATAATCTGGTACGGTCATGGCTTCTCATGATTGAGAGTACAGCAATCTACGAATATTCATGCATGTTCAATCGTCAGCCAATCATGCAATTAGCGCATATGACAGATATTGGTAAAAACAATATTGATCAATCTTCTTACTGTCAGAAAAGACAGAAGAGTATTGAAAACAATGACCTAACGAGATTTATGAATGGCTGATCTTTTCAAAGATATCATACCTTCTATCCAGCAAACCAAGAAAGTGGTCGTGACACAAGAGAATGAACGGGATTATGTCCCGTTCGTCGTTAACCGTTCACTGTCATTCCACCATGATATTGTAATGTTTGCTAATGAGATGAACAAGCACCCTAGCATTGATCCTCTTCTACAATACCACTATTTGCTAAATACTGTACGGGGATATAAGCGCCCGTTTCAGAAATGGCAAAAGCGTGAGATTGTTGAGGACTTGGAAGCAGTGAAGGAATACTTTGGCTATTCCAATGAAAAGGCCAAAGAAGCAATTTCCCTTTTGTCTGACAAACAGATCGAACAGATCAAAAAGACGCTAAACAAAGGTGGTTTGAATGTTAGACATAAGAGAATTAGTGGAGGTAACACTACCAAATCCTGACAACTTTTTAAAAGTTCGTGAGACACTTTCGCGTATTGGAGTAGCCTCAAAGAAAGACAAGACGCTGTTTCAGTCCTGTCACATACTACACAAGCAGGGCAAATATTACATAGTGCATTTTAAGCAGTTATTTTTACTAGACGGGAAGCAGTCAGACTTCACAGAAGATGACCGCGCCCGTCTTAATTCTATTGCCAATCTGCTAGATGAGTGGGAATTAGTAGAATTAGTAGACGCTCAGAAAAGTTCAGACCCTGTTGCTCCATTATCCCAAATCAAGATTATCTCTCACAAAGAAAAGTCTGAATGGAATCTTGTAGCTAAATATAATATAGGCAAGAAGCGCAAGGAAGAATAGCATGGCACAGTTCCGTAAAGATACTCACCAATATCTCGGTGATGGCAAAACAATTTTCGAAGTTGTAATGCTATCCGATCAATACGGCAATCTTGTTGGTCCAGCAAATCCCTCAGGCACAGCAGTTGACGCATTTGGTCGTGCGAGAATTTCATTACCATTTACGATGTTTGATTCATCACATAGGTATGCAGATAATGGTGAATGGGTAACATCAAACACGGCTGGTTCAACATACACACACAATGCAAATGCTGGTCTTATTGAACTCACTGTTGATACAACAGCCAACACAGAAATTATACGAGAAACTAAGAAAGTTTTTTCTTATCAGCCAGGTAAATCGCTTAATAATTTAAACACTTTCGTATTCAATCCTGCAAAAGCAAACCTTAGACAACGTGTTGGTTACTTTGGAACGCAAAACGGCATCTATCTTGAATTAGATGGTTCAACATTATCTTTTGTGGAGCGTTCATATGTCACAGGTTCTTTGACAGAAACCCGTGCAGCACAATCTAGTTGGAATGTTGATAAATTAGATGGTACTGGACCATCCTTATTAACACTTGATATTTCAAAAGCACAAATTTTCTGGATGGATATTGAATGGTTAGGTCTTGGTACCGTTCGTTGTGGTTTTATTATCAACGGACAACTAATTCATTGCCATTCATTCCATCACGCTAACTTAATTACATCAACATATATTACAACAGCTTCATTACCGTTAAGATATGAAATTAAAAATACTGGCGCTACTGCAAACAATAGCACACTAAAGCAAATTTGTTCTACTGTTATCTCTGAAGGTGGTTACGAACTTAGAGGCACGCAACAATCAATTGGAACAGATATTACTGCTGGTAAAACATTAACAACAGCAGGAACATTTTACCCTGTAGTTGCATTAAGATTAAAATCATCGCCTGATCGTTTAGACGCTATTGTCATTCTAACCGCCTTGTCTCTATTAGGGACAGGTAATGGCATTAACTATAAGTGGCGTGTTGTTCAAAACTGCACAGTAAGTGGTGGCACATGGACATCTGCTGGAACAAATTCGTCTGTTGAATATAGTTTGGACAGCACGGCTGTCGATCAGACGAATGCCAGAACTCTCGCAGGTGGATTCTTAAATTCATCGAACCAAGGCTCTCCAACATTAAACGTGCTAAAAGAAGAATTATTTGCTTTCCAATTAGAAAGAAATGGATTAACATCTACTCCATATACGCTTGCACTAATTGTTACATCGGATACTGATACTAAAACTGTATTTGGTTCGTTGGATTGGGAAGAGATCTCAAGATAATGACAACGGAGTATATTATGAATAGATTGAACATTTACAAGACTCATCCAGATATCGTATTACCAAAGTTTGGCACAAAGCAAGCAGCATGTTTTGACTTGTCGTTTCAGTCAGCGGGAAAGATTGAGTACTCTGGATACAATGCATTCAATGCACAGTTCACAAGATTAATTCACGAAGGCAAAATTGTACTAATGCCGGGTGATCGTATCATGATTCCTACTGGATTGATCTTTGATATTCCTGTTGGTTATTCAGTTCGCATTCATCCACGATCTGGTCTATCATATAAGCAGGGATTGGTGTTAGCTAATCTTGAAGCTGTTATTGACTCTGATTATGTTCATGAAACATTTGTCCTTCTCACAAACACATCCGAGAATCCTATCACTATAAATAATGGTGATCGTATCGCACAGGCTGAAATGATCAAGAGTGAAGAATATGTGCTTTGGGAAATTTTTGAAGCTCCTACTCAGAAGACAGATAGAGTTGGTGGATTAGGTTCAACAGGTATAACTCTTGCTGGTGATCTAGAGGTTGTTGAACCCATCAAGCGAGGTAGAGGAAGACCAAGAAAGATAGCATAATGCCAGCAGTAGCAAGAAAAGATGGTGTAGACACAGTAGCAGCGCCAGATGGCGCACCAGGAACTCCATGTGTTCTTGATTATAAGTGTGATGCACCGTCAACCCAATATACCGATACAGGATCTAGCACAGTTTTCGTAGGAGGTATTGGAGTAGTTAGAGAAGGTGATACAATGACACCTCATACTACAATATTTTGTGGTTGCCCTATTCATGTTCCTCCAATGGTTTCTTGCTCTGCATTTATTAGTGTAGAAGGTAAAAGATTGGCTAGATTGGGCGATCTTTACATTCTTGATGGTGTATCACATCCTATATCGTCAGGTTTAGATACAGTCTCAGATGGTAGTCCAAGGGTATAAAATATATAAAAATATACTACTCATTTAAGGAAATCGTTATGAAAAATTTTGCGAAAATAACGCTAGATTCTGGCGGTACTATAAAACCACTTCTTATTAATTCTGATATTACAAACGGAACTGGTCTATTCAATCCGAGCGTATATGTGGATGATGATAAAATCTATGTGAACGTTAGACATTGCCAGTATACTTTGTATCATGCTGAACTAAACAAGCATGAACATCCTTGGGGTCCTCTACTCTATTTCAATCCTGAAAACGATATATCCCTTACCACAACAAACTTTTTCGGTAAACTTGACTCCAATCTAAACATGATGTATACTGAAAGAGTTGATACATCTAAATTGGATGTAAAACCTATTTGGGAATTTGTCGGTCTTGAAGATGCGCGTATTGTAAAGTGGAATGACAAAATATATCTTTCAGGCGTTCGTAGAGATACAACACCAAATGGTCAAGGTCGCATGGAACTTTCTGAACTTGATATTAAAGATACCGTTAAGGAAGTTTCAAGATTTAGAATTCCAGCTCCAGCACCAGATACTTCATACTGTGAAAAAAACTGGATGCCTATTGTTGATATGCCATATCATTATCTCAAGTGGTGTAACCCTGTTGAGATTGTTAAAGTTGATCCTGAGAAGAAGACATGTGAAACTGTGTTTCTAGGCAATCAAATGTATTTCAATTGGGACCTTCGAGGTGGCGGACAAGTTATTCCATTTGAAGATGGTTATTTAACTCTCACTCATGAAACAGATTTATATAATAGTGAGCAAGGTCGTAAGGATGCAACGTATCGTCATCGCTTTGTATATTGGAACAAAGATTGGATTCCATTAGCGCGGTCAGAACTGTTCTCTTTTATGGGAGCAAAAATTGAGTTTGCTTGCGGTCTAGCTAATTATGGAAATAACTTGCTTATTACTTTTGGTTTCCAAGATAATGCAGCATATGTACTAAAGTGCCCTAAGAAGATTGTAAAGGATATGATGAATGCTTGAACAGCTTATTATTGATTATGTGAACGATTCAGAAAATCCAATCAAGAATTATAATTTGGCCAGAGAATATCATAAAATCGGACAAACGGCAGCAGCAATCTCATATTATCTGAGAGCGTCCGAGAGAACTGATGATGACAATCTATCTTATGATTGTCTTGTATTGATTGGTATGTGTTTTGATAGGCAGGGTAATCGCAACTATACAGTGAAGAGCATGTATAATGCTGCTATCACTCTTATTCCTAGCAGACCAGAAGCATACTATCATCTAGCTAGAAAACTTGAATGGGAAAAACTTTACTTTGAAAGCTATACAAATGTTGAGATTGCTTTAAAAATGACTACTGTTGATAGTTCAGATGAGACTCTTGAGTATCCTGGTAAGTGGGCAATGCTGTTTCAAAAAGCTGTTGCAGCTTGGTGGCGCGGCAGAGGCATGGAAGCAAGAAAAATATTTCAAGTTTTGCTGAATGAATACTGGTCTGAAATTGATGAACAACATAAGAGTTCTATTGAACAAAACATAGTCAGATTAGGTTCTGGTCCTGATTCTTATGCATTTAGAATATATGATAAGAAGATGTATTCAAAACTAAGATATAAGTTTCCAGGTTCAAGTATCATTGAACAAAACTATTCTCAAGTATATCAAGACCTTTTTATTTTGTCTGTATTGAAAGGCAAGCGTAACGGTACATTCTTAGAAGTTGGTGGTGCGGGACCTGGAAAAGGTAACAATACAACCCTACTTGAATATAAGTTTGATTGGAAAGGTGTGTCGATTGAATATGATGAAAAGTTTATCAATGAATATCGCGCGGCTCGACCAAAAACAACCTTGCTTCATCAAGACGCATTAAAGACAGATTATTCTCATCTGCTGAAAACACACTTTACTAATAATGTGATTGACTACCTTCAACTAGATATTGAACCTGCAAGCAACACTTATAAATGCTTATTGAAAATTCCTTTTGATGAATATAAATTTAGAGTCATCACATATGAACATGATTATTATGCAGATATCTCACGATCATATCGTGAGAAGTCGCGAGATTATTTACGTTCAAAAGGATATATTCTTGTAGTAAACGATGTGTCACCTGATGGTATATGCACTTTTGAAGATTGGTGGATACATCCTGATCTGGTAGACAAAGAAGCACTAGAAAAAATGATGTGCATCACTGATGGTATAACAGATTCGACAAAATATATTTTGTCTGGTAATGAAAATGAAACAGAGAAAAGCAATATGACTTTTATGATAAACACAAATTTTAAGAAGCGGGCTTTCGTAGTTGATAACTTTTATAGCGATCCGATGGCTGTACGAAAGTTCGCACAAGAACAGGAATATATTGACGGTGGTCTTGGCCGTGGATTTATTGGTAAGAGAACATACAATCAATATCTTTTTTCTGGTATTAAAGAAGCATTTGAAAGCATTATGGGTAAGCGAATTACAAAGTGGGAAGAGCATGGCATGAACGGTAGATTCCAGCTTAACATTGCCGGCGAACCCATTGTCTATCACTGTGATGACCAAGATTATGCTGCCATGATCTATCTAACGCCAGACGCACCATCAAGTTGCGGAACATCTACTTTTAGACATAGAGCAACCAAGATTTATCATAAAGAAGATCCTAATATTCGTTCAGCGTTTAACTATAAGACATTTTTGGATGCAACTCCATATGAGAAAGTTGATCAGTTTGGCAACATGTTCAATAGACTTGTTATCTTTGATGCTGGTTCTATTCATGGAGCAAACGAATATTTTGGAACAGATATGGAAGATGGTAGATTGTGGCACATGTTTTTCTTTGATGCTGAATAATATTTCTTGACATTTGACTTGTGAAGTATTATATATAGAGATGTAAGTTCTCGCCTAATGGGAGAACAAGCATAAAATAACTTGCTAATATAGGAGTTAACAACATGACTATCAACAAAATTCCCTATTTTGATCCTTTCTCTTTCTCCAAGCTTAACACAACAGTTGGTTTTGAACCAATGCTTAAAAAGCTTGCGGAAATTTCTGAAACACTTCCCAAGATGCAGACTTATCCTCCATACAACATCAAACAAGTTGATGAGAACAAGTATGTGATTGAAATGGCCGTTGCTGGCTTTGGTCGTCACGATCTTGAACTTGAACTTCAAGATGGCGTTTTGACCATCAAAGGTTCACTAACATCCGACGAGGGTGAGTATCTTCACAAGGGAATAGCAGATCGTGCGTTTACCCGCAAGTTTACTCTTGCTGATACAGTGGAAGTCAAGAATGCAGACTTGATCAATGGTATGCTCAAGATTTGGCTTGAACGCTTCATTCCTGAAGAGAAAAAGCCAAAGAAGATCAACATTGGTGAAGCTGAAACTGCACATAACGGTGAGCCGACTAAGCAGTTTCTATCTGAGAAGTATGGTGAAAAATAATGTTAGATTTTCTAAAGAGATTGTTTTCACCACGAACTA